GCACTGCTAACTTTGAAACGTACCGTGCATGGGCCAAAGAAGGTTGGTTAACAATTACTGATGGTGAAATTATTGACTTTAATGTCATAAAAGATGATATATTAGAGCTTACATCTAAGTTTGAGATGGTAGAATTGGCATATGATCCCTTCCAAGCGACCATGCTGATCACTGAATTAATGGCCGAAGGCGTTCCGGTTGTTGAAATGCGACCAACTGTGTTAAACTTTAGCGAGCCTATGAAGAGTTTAGATGCGTTAATACGCGCAGGCAAAATAAAGCACAACGGCGATCCAGTTCAGACGTGGATGATTAGTAACGTTGTGGCAAAGGAAGATGCAAAGGAAAACGTCTATCCACGCAAAGAGCGCAGCGAAAACAAAATAGATGGTGTCATTTCATTATTGATGGCGCTAGGCAGATGCCAGCACGAGCAAGATACACGCATTGATTTTGACGATCTACTATCGTTTAATTTAAACCCTAAAGAATAACGGTGATTTTATAAATGGCATTTTTTAGTAACTGGTTTAGGACTGGTGGTGACAATATAAAAGTTGGCACCCAAAGCACACAACCTAAGACACCTACAGTCGTTAAAGATTTCGATGTGGCCATGACTCAGAGCGCATTCTGGGCATCCGTTCGCCTGCTCACAGAGACCGTGGCAGCCATGCCATTGGTTTGTTTTGAGAGTGATGACGCTACTACTGTTAAAAGGCCCAAGGCTGATTATGACTTGTGGAACCTTTTAAACTACCAACCCAACAGACACCAAACCAGAATTGAGTTTTTTGAGTCCATGATGTTAAATCTAGTGACTTGGGGTAACTCTTATATGACTATCCAGCGTGTAGGTAAGCGTATTACTTCTATTATGGTGCTTCCATCCTCACAAGTTGAAACAATCTTACTAGCAGATGGGTCGATAATATACGAATATACAGACTCAAATAATAATGTAAAAGTGTTCGCTCAAGAATCTATTTGGCACGTTAAGATATTTGGCAATGGAATAGTTGGTTTGTCTCCATTAAGCTATGCAGGCAACGCTCTAGGATTGAGTAAGAATTTAGGTGACAGACAGAATCAACTTGCTGCCAATGGTGGTAAGACTAATGGAATCTTGACTGTAGACGCTGCACTAACTAAAGATCAGAAAGCAGCGGTTAAGGAGTCATTCGCAGGGCTGAATCACGGCAATCAGGATGAACTATTCGTATTAGAAGCAGGCTTCAACTACCAACAGGCAAGCTTGTCACCTACGGATCAGCAGCTTTTAGAGAGTAGAAGGTTCAGTATTGAGGATATAGCGCGCTTTATGGGTGTACCAAGTGTGTTAATTAACGATCAAAATACATCAACATGGGGTAGTGGTATAGCGGAAATCAACTCAGGGTTCTATAAGTTGAACTTAAAACCATACCTTGAGCGCATAGAGGCGAGTATTAAACGTCATTTAATGCCTAAATCTGACTGGACTACCATTGATATTGAATTTAATTTTGATAGCTTGCTAAGAGCAGACGCTGCTACACGCGCAGAAACGAATAGTAAACAAATTAACAGTGGCCAAAAAACCCCTAATGAAGTGCGTGCTGCGGAAGGTTTGCCACCACAGGTCGGTGGTGATAAAATATACCTAAACGGATCATTAGTACCTGCTGGCACTCAATCCAATCAATCACAGGTAATAGCAAATGGAAGTTAAAAATTTAGCACTATCGGCATCGGAAATTAAAATGGGTGCAGAAGGCTCATTAAAGTTTGAGGGATATGCCTCAGTGTTTGGTGGTTTAGACTCGTACGGTGATACAATCAAAGCAGGTGCGTATAAAAATACCCTGCTTGACCGTCAAAGACCTGTCCAATTACGCTGGAACCATAACGGCCCGGTAGTTGGTAAATATACTGAAATGTACGAGGATGAAAAAGGCTTGTATGTTAAGGGTGAATTGACAAAAGGCCATTCAGAGGCTGAAAATGTAGCCGCTCTATTACGCCATGGAGCTATCAGTGGTCTATCTATCGGCTATGTGGTTAAAGATTCCGAGCAGGACGGTGTGACACGAATTCTAAAAGAGATTGATCTTATGGAGATATCAGTGGTAGAGACCCCAGCAGATAATAGCGCCCACATATCAAGCGTGAAAAGTGCAACTAAATTAAAAGACGTGGAAGATATTCTACGTCAAAAAGGATTTTCACAAAAAGAGGCCACAGAGATTGTGACCGCCGTGAAGAAAATTGACGGTGAGCGTCAAGAGCTAAAAGAAGCAGAAGAAAACATAAACTTTATTAAACAATACTTAAAAGGTGGCAAATAATGTCTGAATTTAAAGACGCTCTAAGTGCAATGCATAAAGAGATTGAACAAAAAATGGACTCTGTAAGCGAGAAAGCAGAATCAAAAGGCGCAGAATATAAGCAATCTATCACAGAATTAGACACCGCTATCAAAGGATTAAACGATCAGATCCTAGATTTAGCTCAAAAGCATGATATGCCAGCCGACCAAATGGAAGCCAAAAGCTTCGGAGAGCAGGTATTAGAGTCTGATTCTATTAAAAACTTCCTATCAGGTGAAAACTTGAAAGGCCGTACGGAAATTAAGAATACAATCTTAAACTCTGGTAACGCCTCATCTGTGCATGATCAATTATCTGGTGTAATCCCTGGAGCATTCCGTCAATTGACCGTTATGCCTACAATTGCACAGGGGTCTACTAACTCTAACTCTGTATTTTACTCTAAAGAGTCAAGCTGGGTTAACGGTGTAGCTTCTCAAGTTGAAGGTGATGCTAAAGCTGAAAGTACTCTTACTTTTGCAGAAGTTAACGAGCCTGTACGCACATTAGCAACTATCATTCGTGTTTCTAAGCAAGCCTTAGCTGACTCTAGCTTCCTAGCTTCTTACATGGAGCGTAGATTGCGCCACGGCGTTAATACTAAAGTTGAAGATCAGATTATCAATGGCGATGGCACTGGCGTTAACCTTAGTGGTTGGTTAGCTACTGGTAATAACACTGTAATTTCTCCATTACTAACAATTGACTTCTTCGGCCTAGCTAATAAGCTGAAAATGGCTGTAATTGCCAACGATTATGAGCCTAATTTCTTCTACGCTAACCCAGCCGATTGGGGTACCGCTGAAACTTCTCGTCGTGCTTCTGGTGATAATGCTTTTGTTGCGGCATCAGGCGCGGTTAGTTATGTGAATAACGGACTAACTCCTTTATTGTGGGGCTTACCAGTTGTTTTATCTAACAACGTACCAGCAGGAACTTTGATCTGTAAATCTCAGGATGCTGATATGTACGCCTCTCGTGAAGGTACTGTAGTTGAAATGTTTGAGCAAGATGGTGATAACGTAGAAAAAAACTTAATTACAGTACGTGCGGAAACTCGCGGCGCTGAATTAGTATTCACTGCTGCTGCGATTGTTACTGGCGATATTACCAGTATCACATCAAGCTAACTAGATAGGGCGGCTTACATAGCGCCCTTTTTTTTAGAGGTTATAAAATGTACATAGCAACACAGGATTTTAAATCTTACTTTCTTGGCGACATTAAAAAGGGCCAAGATATTGAGTACAAAAAAACATGGCTAGATTCTGGGTTAATTGAAATCAAGCCAGAGCCGAAGGCAGTTATCGAGACTAAACCAGCTCGAAGCAAAAAGAAGAGTACTAAATAAATGCGAACAGTCATTGTACTAGCACCAACAGTTGAGCCTATCACGTTATTAGAAGCTAAGGCGCAGCTTAGAATTGAGCCTGCTTTTACAGAAGACGACGACTACATAAATGCGTTAATCAGTGCTGCAAGGGGTCGGTGCGAGAGCTATTGCAATCAGTTCTTCACAGAGCAAGGCATTGAGGTTATATACAGCACTCCAATACCAAGCGTTATTGACTTACCTTTCGTTGGATTAACAGTAGATAGTATTAACTATACTGATGTAGACTTTATTTCACAGGTATTACCAGTGGCAGATTACACCGTGGATACCGTTAACGGTAAAATCCATTTTGAAAGCTCAGTTGATTCGCTAGGTTTTCAATTGAATTGCACCACATCTAGCCCAGTTGATATAAGCGGCGTGCAGCAGTCAATTAAAATTATAGTTACAGATTTGTATGAATTGCGGACAGAGACGGCGGTGGGCGTATCTTTAGCTGATAACCCAGCGGTTAAAGCTCTATTGTATCCGTTTAGATTGGATTTAGGCATATGACATTCAGAGCAGGAGAGTTGGATCAGCGTATTACGTTCCA